TGCCTGTGGACTCTGGAGCATTTCGTGAAGCACTACACGTGTATATATAATATCCAAGATTTAGAGATGTGCAAAGGTAATAGCCATAACAATAAAGATAATCACCAGTATGTAAACACTAGTCATCAAAAGGTGAATTATCCATATCTTCCCAAGGTGGCTTTCTAATAGGTCTTAAATTATCGTGTAACCATTTTGCTTTGACTACAACCGGCTTGCCTCTTTTGATATGAGGTATCTGAACAGGACCTGGTTCTTTCTCCCATTCCAATCTGTAAGACTTATCTCTAGGAACCCAACCTGGGTGTGGATCTTCGTAAGCTTCTTGTGGCAATTTGCACCACAAGGTATCCAGTAACTCTTTGCCTGAAATCGGGCCAAATTGGTCGTAAACTTGGCCTTGCATTTTATTGGCTAGGTGTTCTAACTTTTCCTTATTGTATTCTTTCTTACGTTGGAAATCCCAATAAGGCTTTAAGTCTTCGTATGATTGTTTTGTAATCATAATAGTATTTATTAAAACTGGAGAATAAAAAATATACTGGCGGATTTTTGTCTAAAAGGAAGTCGCTATATTGCTTGTGTCTGTTATTGCATTTATAGTTTAAAAAATAATATAATAAACAACAATGCAGGCCTATATAGAAAATCCTTATAAACGTTTCCGAATAATAATCAGTTTGATATATGTAATGGCCGGTTAGTTTAAATCTATTATAGCACCTTGTACTTTAACCCAAGCGCCTCTATGTATAACACCTAGTGTTGTATTAGATGTTTTGAATTTGTGTATGGTTTCTATCTTGGCGCCTTCTATAAGACTATTGTAATTACCTTTCACTCTTAAATTATAATCGCCACCACTATTGACATTGATGTTGCCATCAACGGTGACCACATTGATATTACCTTTATCTACTTGTATATTAACATTGGCGTTCGGACCTATTTGTATATCATAGTTGTTACCCAACATACCTGACTTATTAATATAAATCTTATGGCGGCCATCTATTGTGGTATCCGAATGGCCACCTATGGAGTGGTATTGGTTACTAGATGTAATTTCGTATTTCTCATTTTTGTTTAGGACCGTAATCGTGCCGACAGGACCTATCTCATAAGAGGTACCTGTAAAGTGTGATTGATAAATCCGTTCTGCGCCTTCAGTGTCATCCCATTCTGAAATATGGCCAGCCTCGGATTGGAATACGTGATTGTATGGATACTCAGCCTTATAAGGTATTTCAGGTTGCGCCCAGGTGTCGCCATCACTGGCCGGTATGACTTGAAATTGTGCATTCGTAGTCGTATTAAAGTCGGCAGTCGGTATGCCCATATTAAATAATTGCGATAACTCTCTTTGGAGAAAATGTAAATGCGTACAACCAAAAATTTTATCAGGTACGGCCAGTCGGTTGGTGTCTGGTTCATTTATATAACCAGGATAGATTCCATTCGGGTCGTAAAAACCTTTACCAGTTACCGCATATTCAATAGGGTGACCAGGTATACTTCCAATAATAACAGGCTCTTGACAAGTTGCGCCATCTCTCATATAACCAAAGACCCACGAACCTTCCACCAAGAAACTTGGCGAATGGCCTAATCCTGAAATGCCTGGTGATGTAACAGGTAGTATGCACTGTGCCCAAGGCAGGTCTGCTGTGGGTAAAACTTTTTTATCATCTGTATGTATTCCTAGAACACGCACACGATAACGGCCTAACTGTTGTGGATCTTTTCTATCCTCTACTACACCTGTGAAAGAATAAAATTGTTCGGATAGAATATTAGAGCTGGCCATTAGTTTTTCCCATATTGTTTTTCTTTTAAAGCATTCAACTTACGCATTACTAACCTATTTAGAATTTGTTTACGCAACCTCGTGAGCAACCTGCGTAGGCCGGCGACAGGCCGCAGCCTCGTTTGAGTTCTCTTTACGCACTCTTGCGTATGTAAGGTACTCGGATACCTACCTTTGTGTGTTTCAGAACAAGTACGGCTGGAGCTAAGATGGGATGCTGGAGCATAACTCTGGCGGCCATCTAGTGATACGCTCAGTCCATTACCTGCGTTATACACAATATTACTCGCAAAGTCAAGCTCTAATCCTCGTAGTTGTTCTCTAATTGTTCTCATAGTCGTTGTGTGTTTCCTGTCTATTACTCTCTAACGGCCAGCTAAAGGTGACCAAAATCTGTCCTCTTACACGTCTAGCGTTAGCGGTCTCAAAAATTTGCGAATCTCGGAAGTTCTTTCAATCCCTTTCATTTTATCTATCTCCTAGACCTGGTCCTTTCTTATCTTTAAATGCTAATCTACTTAATATTGCTTTATCTGAATCGTAAACATTAATCCCCTTATAACCAGGTGAAACAAGTGGAAAACTATTCTTTTCTGCCATAAAAGGATGTCTAACTGAATCTTTAACTGCCTTAATTAAAATTTCATATTTACCTTGTTCCATAGATATCGTATGTTGTATAGCAATCACTAAATATCTTCCTGCATAATGTGGATTAGATTCTGGCCTTAAATTATCACCAATTGGTCTATACAATGGCATATCAAAGGTAATAATATCTCCTGCGTGTATAACTGAATTACCTGGTGCTGTAATAGATAATATATTCTTTGTCATAAGTTGGTGTTGGGACACTCTCTTTTGTGTAGTTGCATAGTGACTAATAAATTCCTTCTTATCGTGTACCTTACTTGTATTGGATTTCAACATTACCTTTTGCAATGATTCTTGAGAAACTGGTCTATTAGTATTATCAAATTTTGCGTTAGGTAATGGTGTCTTAACAGCAGTTTTATATCCATCACTATGTTCAGTATGAAAATGATTATAAAAATCAGCAGCATAATCATAATCGTTAGTTGCAATTATTTTATAAAAAGGATCGTACTGAATCATCCTATTTGAATATGCACCTGCTTTAAAATTCTGTAATATATCTACAGATTTCTCAAACTTCCAACTATGAACACTATGTAAATCTTTAATTACATCTTTAGTACCAGGTCCAGGACCACCTTCAGGATCTAATCTACCTGCTCTTATATTCTGTATTTGAGGTTGATACTTCCATTTAGCAGGTCGTGCTGTTGCCCCACCTACTGCCAATAATGATTCATAACTTCTAAAATGGTATCCTACAGCGTTTTCATAAAATAAATATCCTGCATTTTGATATAGTCCTGATACACAACTGTCCCCTATCATCCTAATAGCGTCTATTGGTTTCAGATTAGGTATAACTATTTTGGTATTTGTTCTTGTTGGTTCATAGAATAAAGGTTTGGAACTATTAAGGTATTTTCTATTTGTATATATATCTTCAACAGCATCCTCTAATTTTCCTGTGTATGCCTTACTCACTTTACGCATATCATTATAATATGCTTCTTTTGAACAAAAAAGAATATCATATAGCTGCGCTCTATCTGCATTCTGATTCTGTCGCACCGTATCTATTGCATAAATGTAAAATGGGTGTCCTTCGTTAGCGACAGCATTAATACCAGGCAATCCTGGTGTACTAAATTTTAATTGTAATCGTTCTAGTCCTGTAATCGGTAGTATAGTACGTATGTCCTGTGCGTCATTGACTTGAAGTTTACCAATGATAGAATTATGGAAAATACTTTCTTCTAGTTCTATTGAGGCAAGAATGGGTTTGATATCCATTCTAAAAGGTTCGGTACCTGATTTTGCTAATCTATAGGATATTATTTCACAGTTTGATAATTTGTAATCACCTGCTTGGAATATTGAATTAGGTTTTTCTGGCATATCATTTTACTAACAAAGCATTAAATTCAGTTACAAATAAATGTAGGTACTGAGCACCTAATAATTTAATTTGTCTTTTTTTGTCTTGTATTCTCGTTTCATATTGATAATTAGAAATAGACGTTGCACCAGGGGTATCACTATTAACTTCAATCATTTGTGAGTGATCCTCAGGACCTGTACCTAGTATTCGTCCACTTGATTGTGTTATTTCATAATGGTGTACACCATCTGGTTCATCATATTTGTCTTTTAAATAATAGTAAAATGAATAACTGTCCAAAGGCCAATCATAGTACACATTTCTAATATCGTTCATTAGGCATACTACCCAAAAATAATCTGTACTACCATATGCTTTATATGCTACAGTTTCAGGTTTATCACCATCTTCAATAGTGTAAGTATCTAATAAGGATACTTCATCCCTTAACTTACTTCTAACTTTTATTCGTCTGAATATATCAGGTATTAATTTATAGTTTCTATCACCTTTAATATCATAAAGCCTTTTAGGAAATTGAGAAAAATATGCCATTACATACCTGCCTCATTATAATTCGCTCCAGGATGTATATGATGTTTAGTTAAAAATTCTAATTCTACAAATCCTAATGACAATGTGTATGACACAGGAGCACCATCATCAAACGTTTTAAAATTACCTTCGTCAGGTCCATACTTAACAGTACAACTTTCTAAAGCACATCTTGATATTTGATGTAAATTTGGATTTGCTTTATCCTTGTGTAAATAATGTATTTCAAATTCTGATGGTACTTTAAACATCCTACCACCAAAAGATGAATCTAATGTTGGGTGCATATGATATTTAAACATTTTAATAACCTTTTGAGCACGTACGGATTCATCTGAATTTCTAGGCCAAAATTTGAATTCATAATCAAATTTTCTAAATTTAGGTCCTTGATAATACATTTCTTGTCGTGGGTTAACTGCAATGCCCATAATTTTAGATGTTAATTTAAATGCGTCACCACCACCAAATGCTTCTAACAATCCACTAACTGCTTGTCCAACATAGTTCACTGCCGCTCCTCTAGCGCCTTTAATAGCAGCCTTTATCTTCTCAGCACCACCTTGTGCATCCATAACTTCTTTTGTTACACTGGCTATATCTCCTGCCAATAAAGCGTCTTCAGCTCCCCAACCTGCCTGATAGGATACTTTAACATCTGGTGGCATATACAATGCAATTGCACCAGTTACCATTTGATTTTTAGGAATAGCAGAAGATACCGTGCCTTTTCTATATTCCACCTGCTTTAGGCCTAACTCTTTTCTCCAAAATGATTGAGGATGTGCTTCTTTCAGCCTTCTTCTTGAAAGGGGTGCTATATTATCTTGTTCATAATCTTCAGGTTTTGACCTACCAGTATCTTCATCCATAGAAACTAAAAAATTTATATCCTGTTGAGTATCAGATAGGTCATCATCCATATTATTATTCAATGTAAAAAATATAATATAATGCCCTAATTCCATACCTGTTAAATCTGCTGGGTACACTATATTTGAAAAACTTAATGGATTTTCCTTAATGGCTTCTTCAGGACTATGAGGTATTTCCATTGGTGACTTCTTTAATATTTGACTTATCACTTGACCATCTTGCTTGCCAAACCCAAACAAATTAAGACCATAATCAGCAAATGTACTCATAAGAGTGGATGCACCTATGGTTGGAATCATACTTGTAAACCTATTAGTTACAAATATCTTAGCATTACCTACGGCATTTTTTATATATGACCCTATTGCTACACTTGCTTTTTTATGTATCATTGTGATATTTTAATCCTTGTTATAAATACTTATATATTTATATGATTAATAGGTAGATTATGGCAAAGAGTTACAAAGGTTTATATAAGGCAACCAATCCCAAAAAGTACGTAGGCAATCCAAATCAAATAGTATATAGGTCTCTTTTAGAAAGGAGATTTATGCGTTACTGTGATTTGAATCCTGATATAGTACATTGGGCAAGTGAAGAGTTACCTATCAGGTACTATAGTCCATTAGATAAACAATGGCATAGATACTTTCCAGACTTTGTAATTAAGACTATTAAAGATAAAAAGTATATGATTGAAATTAAACCATCTAGGCAATGTAAAAGACCTAAAACACCTAAAAGAAAAACAAGGTCATTTATGATTGAGTCATTTAACTATATTAAAAATAAAGCAAAATGGTCTGCTGCTAAGTCATTTTGTTCAGATAACAATATGCAATTCAAAATTATTACTGAAAAGGATATGGGATTAAATAAGTATTAAATTGAAAATGATGTGCCACAACCACAAGAGGATTTGGCTTTAGGGTTATTGAATACAAAGTTGGCACCAAATATATCGTTCTTATAATCTAACTGCATACCTAGTAAATACAATTCAAAACTTTTATCTACTAACAACGTATCATCAACAACTAAATCTGTATCATTTGACGTGTCTTCAAATGTCCAATCATATCCAAAACCAGCACAACCACCACCCTTTACAGATAGTCTAACATATTTCTTATTATGTTTGTTTCTTAATTCTGTTAATCTATTTTTTGCGTTTTCTAATATTGTTATCATATCTATGTTCTTATTGGTGTATAAAGGAAATCATTATTTCTAATATTCAAATTTTGTTCGTTACTATGTATCCCAACATAATTGGATTTTTTTACATTTGAAGTATTTTGAATATTACTAGTCTGATAAAAAGCAGGAGCACTATCTCTATTATTTTCTAACACAGCACCGTGACCTCTAATTATCTTAGCAATTACTTTCATATTAGCTTCACTCAATTTTGTTAATGTTGTTTCACTTAATACGTTTTCAATTAATGCCCAATCCAATCCTTTTACTCCGTGTTTTGCTTGGGACTTTTCAGCTCTTTCAATTCTACCTGCTATACTCCCTAGTTCATTTTCTTTCCTTTGAACAGCTGTTGTATTTTTTCTACTTGGATCTTCTTCTGCTATTTTTTTTAGTTCAACTAATTCTTTTCTCAATTGATCCTGTTTATCTGTCATTGGTTTTAATGCTTCTTTATCTCTCGCTCTTTTTTCAAGTAAATCACCACCCCAAGTACCTCTACCCATTGTTATATCTGTTAAATGACCAGGTACACTTTCATCAGCAGCCTTTAATTCTTTCGCTGCTACAGAAGATTGTGTTTGTACAGTTTGAAAATGTGTTAACATTCTTGATAATATTCTTTTAGATTCATCTGGACCAAATGCTCCGTGTTGCGCCATCAACATCAAATTATTTAATGTTTCCATATAGTCGTGTGAGCTCTCTCTATCTTTGAGTATTGCTTTTAAACTTTCAGGAGATATATTAATAAATTTGTCAGCAGTTTTTATTAAAGTTGCTTGTTGTTCTGGTTCAAGTGATTTTGTTTTGTCTTCTGCTGCCATAACTAAATCCAATGCACCTTCTGTACCTGCTCTTTGCTTTTCTAATTGTGTTTGTTCAAATCCCAATGCACCTGCAACTTCACCCAATCCAAATTTATCTGCTATACCACTTTTCTGTGTTGTTATTGCCTTCTCCCAATCTTCCTGTGTTTGTTTAGCATAAACTTCTAATTCAGTATTCATCTTTTGTTCATATTCCTGAACCTTACCATACAACCACGTACCACCAACAGCTGCCGCTGTTCCTACTCCTACTGCTATAATCACAGGCAATGCCAATAGAGCGGCAGAAAGAGTTCCTGCCATTCCAAAAGTAGTCAACACTGTACCTAATCCCCAGGTTGCTGCTACACCTGCCATTGAAGCTGCCCCCCAATCAAATGTAGAAATATCTTTAAACTCTTTAGAACCTAACATCCAAGAAGATACAGACGCTATTCCTGTACCTGCCATCACTATTAAAGCACCTGCAAGTCCACCTTTACCAAGCACACCACCTTTGCCTTTAAACAAATAAGCTCCCAAAACTCCAGCAGGTATATAAGTGCCAAATGCTTCTGCGCTCATACTATCTTTTTCTAAATTAAGTGCTTTAATAATTTGGTCACCTAACATCTGAGCAATTATAAAAGCAAACCCACCTTTTACTAGTGTTTTACCCATTGTTTTAAATGCTAATATCAAACCAGCAGCAGAAATTAATGGATTATTTTTTATAAAATCAAGTACTGAATTTGCTTGTTTTTCAACTAAAGGAGGTAAATCAGCATCCGATGCTCCAGCAGCACCTCTCCCTTTAGGTCCTCTTCCTTGTTCTCTTAATTTACGTGCCTCATCCTTTTCAAAATCTAATTGTGCCTTTAATATTTCCCAAACTTCAGTTACTTTATCAACAGTTGCTTCTTGTAAATTTCTAACTTGTTCTAATACAGATTCAATAGGCTTAGACCCTTTTACAGTATCTTCAGCAACAGCTTTAGTACCTAATAGAGTTGCTCCTACTTTACTTTGGATATTTTCTCCAATCAAAGTTACGTTATCTGCTACTACTGTTGCGTCTGCCATTTATTTCTCTTATGATTTCTTTAGATACTATCCATTATAGCTTTAACAAAGTCAGCATTTGCTTTCTTTGTTTTATCACATATTGTTCCTGCTGTACTGACCGTTTCATTACATAGTTCTTTTGAAACTTCAATACACCATCTTTTTAGTTGTTCTATCATTACTCGTCCTTCTTATGTTTACCTAAAATCTTAACTATTTCCCAAGTACCATCTTCATAATGATGTACATTTGCGTCAACTAAATCACACATAAATGCTAATGACTCACCATCTATCTTATAAGTGATACCATTTATTTCTACACTATCTGTTTCGTCTGCTCTATTTCTCCAAGCCTTTTCAACTTCTCTTTTGGTCTTTAAGCAATCGGACATACTATTTGCGCCTTTATGGTCAATTAATGTACCATCTGCAAAAACACAAACTGCAAAAACTACTTCAGCATCCTTCTTATCTGCTTCCATATTGCATTCGCCAGCACTTGCTTGATTGCCTTTGAACAAACCAAATAATATAGCAATTAAAAATACTGCACCTAAAATCTTTAATAATGATTTAGTATCACCGTTTCTAAATCCTATCATATCGTATAATTTTTTAAACATATTTCTCCCTATCTTATTGGTGGTACATATAATATGCCACCGTTATTCCATAGATTATTTAATCCTCTTTCTAAAGCAAGTGGTGTTTCTTCTCCCACATTTCTTTCAAAAGATTCTCCATAGTTTCCTACTTGTTGAATAATATTATATCCAAACTTCATTCCTAATCCTAACATAGGACCAA